TTAGGATTAGCAGGAGGAGCAAGTATGTTATGTAGCCAGACATCAGATGAAACAATAAAATTAGAAATATTTAAAGATGGCGAAACTAAAATCTTCAGCTGGAGGGAATCAGAAAAAGAATTTCGGGAAGCGAAAAATGGGTAGGGCTAAAAAATCTTACAATAAACACAGTCCGAAGCCTAAACAATACAGAGGCCAGGGCAGATAAAAATTAAATTATGGAAAACTTAGAATTAGAAAACAAAGAAGAGAAAGTAGCAAAAGCTACAAAGAAAGCTAAAGAGTTTGTATCTAACGAGACAATACAGCTTATTCAAAACATCTTGGATGATGGTACTGTAGACTTAAAGTGGAGAGAAGCCTTAAAAGCACAAGTAAAAAAATATAAAAAAGATGCAGAATAACTACGAGTACGATTCAGTCGTTGAGAATGTTATTAATCGTTTAAAAGACAGAGCAAGGATTGGCTTTGAGAAATACGGAACCGACCTTGACAGAAATGACCTAATAACAGAACAATGGATTGAACACGCTATAGAAGAGGCATTAGACTTTAGTCTTTACCTCACTAAGTTAAAAGAGCAATTAAAGAAAAGTTTATAACAATAAAAACCAAACAAAATGTCTAAATCAAAAGAACTCTACCTTGGGAGATGCTTTACACTAACAACAGCATTCGGTAGTTTAAGAAAAATCTCTTTAGGCCCACAAGACCTACAGAAGTTAAATGAATTTGCTGCTGATAACAAAGGATGGGCTAACATCTTGGTAAAGATGAAGAAGTCTCACAATCCTGGTGAATCAGATTTCTATGTGGAAATTGACCCATGGAAGCCAGATGGCGAAGTAAAAGAAAAATTACCTTTCTAAATTAACTATTATGAAAAATATACTTGAAGCAATGGTTGGACTGATAGCATTAATGGTAATGGTTTATGTACCATTTGCTTTCCTTATTGCAGAATGGAATCCTATGTTTTGGCATTTAACCTTTAGAGGTTTGTATGTACTTTCTATTGTGGGATTAGTTACATTTGCAGTGAAAGAGTACCAAAAAAAGTAAAGTGTTGTGTTTTGTAGATAATAGGTGGCCCTCGATATTCGTATCGGGGGTTTTTTATTTGTTTATATGATTGGTATAGTATAAATTTGTATCCCTTTCTTCTTGTGTTATTCTTAACACTAATTAACCCTAATAGAATAGCACTATTGGGGTTTCTTATTATACAAAAAAAGCCCCAGATTTTAACCTGGAGCTTCCACCAAAACCAACCAAACACCTATGAGAGAGCATCTTAATTCTGTTTATTAGAACTATCATAAAATTTAGTTAAAACAGTACCATAAAGCATTGCTTGATACCTCAATACAAAACTATCTATTGATTCTTTGACATAAAAATAGTCCTCGTTAGCCATGTAGACAAAGCATCTTTCATCATTCTCTTCATCGGCAGTAACACTTGCTACTTGGTATATGTTGATATAAGCATCTGATTCCTCGGAGTTATCCTGGAACTCATAGCTTTCATCTTCATCTTCCGTTAATTGTATGATGTGCATTAACATTTTTGATACTATTTTTTAAAACAGTGAGCCGCAATTCTCTTACAATCAACTCAAGTTTGGCTTCCAAGTAATTCTTTTCCTTCATTAATTGGTTAATCTTTACGTCTACTTCTCTGTTCATACAAATTTACGATTTAATTCTAATGGAAATAAAAAGTGCATACCGCATTGATTATCAATGTAATACACACTTAATTGTTAAATGTTGAAATTGGGATTGTTAAATGTTACTTTTTAGGTAACCTAATAATCTTGCTGCCTAATGGCATCGGTACAAATATAGCAACTCTTCCGCCATCCAAAACCACTCCACAGCCTAATGTTGGTCTTTTGGGGAAAGGTCGTGAATACTCCATAGCATAGGCATCTATATCAATACCACATCCTACGTTCATGCCGAATATCATGTCCTTATCTGATGATGAGTATAAAACACCACCAAAACTATGGATATGACCTATGACAGTTGATTGCCTGGCATCTCTTGCTCTGTTGATTGCACCAGCTTGTCCAGAACTTCCAGTGCCATGAGTATATAGAACACCGTCTATTTCCCATTCTAAGGCCCATTTCCAGCCTTTAGGAGCATCCCATGCTTGTTCGTATGATTTGATGAATCTCTCTGGTAAGCCGCTTGTTTGAGCCTTTCTTTTATGTAGGGCTGAGTGGTTACCGATACAGACTTTGACGTTAGGAAAAGCCTTGTACCATTTATACATAGCTGCTTGAGCTAAATCAGCTTCATGTCCAGCTCCATGACCGTCTGGTTTTGATTCGTGATAAGAGATTGCGTGATTGTCTACTTCATCTCCGATATGTACTACTTCGGAGCATTGAAACTTGTTATACACTTCAAGGCAAAAGTTCCTATAAAGTGGGTGACAGAATGGTTCGTGCGTATCTCCTATGACAAGCACATTTTTTTTAGATGCCATATTGGTTGGTTTGGTTTTGCTCTATTTTACTAACTTCTCATTACCCTTATAAGTAACATAGTTAGTTCTTCCGCCAGTTTTATCTTTAGCAATTAAAATTTCTTGCTTTAGATTATCAGCATCATAAGCTACATGAACCCATCCTAATTTACCATCTTTAGGAAATTCTGCTATTAACTGCTTAAATTTAAGATTGTCTTTGATATAGTGAAATATATCATTGTTTGTGTATGTACTTCCAGAACCATCTTGGTCTATATCTGCCGCACGACCAAAACTATGGTCAGATTTTAATGCCCCACCTATAAAGTGATTAAGCATATTTGACCTATAACCACTACTAAGGGTAATAGGGCCAAACTTTAATCTGATTGGTTCTAATACTTTTTCACAAAGTATCTTAATATTTTCAATGTGCTCTGGAGTTGGTTCATTTGATACTCCATGTCTTTTTGCTGACTCACTACGAGTAAACTCAGCTAATGAAAAATGTGCTGTTAATTTCATCTTAAATCATTTGTTTTACAAAATATGCTAATCCCAGCAACCATAATAGGAAGCCAAGTGTTAAAATTATCTTTTCGTTCTTAGGCATCTTTCTTAAATATTTTCTCTATTGAAGTTAATCCTAAGCAACCGAATGCTAACAAAGCTACTGATTCTACAAGAATTGGACTTGGAGCAAAATGTTGCTCACTAAATTGGTTATGATACATAGTGACGCATAATGATACTACGCAAAATAAACCACATAAACGCTTCATGCTAAATCTACCATTATCTTCTTGGAAAAATTGTTTCATATTATTGAGATTTTATAATTGCTAATGCCATAAATAGGACTAATGTCCATAATCTATTTATTCCTTGTTCTTGCTCGAACTTTTGTTTGAAATCTTCATCAATTCCTGGAGTTGCTTTAATATTTTGGATGTGAAATCTGTAAATATTGACTGAATCTTCTTTAACCCTAAGTTTATTATTTGCTGTAGCATATAAATTGTTTTTTAATGATAAAGAGTCCTTATAAGCGATTATTGTATCGTTATAGGACTTATATAGTTTGTTAATAGTGTCTGCTTGACCTATGGTCATTATAACTACAGAGTCACCCTTAATCTTTTTTGTAGTGGGATATTGCGAGTACGCTGAAACTGACAGCAGTATCATTGCTAACACTATCCAAAGTCTGCTTAACTTCATTTAGTTCGGTTTTTAATGTGCTTATCTCTTGCTTAATCTCGGCAAACTTGCTAACGGTAGACGTTACTATTGCTTCTTTAGCCTCATCTGCTTTTATTTGAACAGCCTTGTTCTTAGTCAAGGTCTGGTTAAAGTCAGTCATAAACTGCTCAAACTCCTTATCTTCTGCAATCTTGTTATCCTCTTTTTTAGCTGTCACATTAATCGTTGTAGCTGTAACCGTTAGAAACCCAAAAATTAAAAGAATTGATTTCATGGCCTATTATTTTACAGATGATTTAATAGCACCCATTGCATCAAGAGTCTCTAACTTAGTAGTCGTTGAACTTAGGGCTGTCTTACATTCAATTAACGCTTGTGTCTTTAAGCTATCTTTATACTCAAGATTAGTAATCCTTGCGTCTTGAGAGTTAATCTGATTGTTAAAATTGCCTCTAATGTCTACATAAAGGACAGTTATACCGATGATAACTAAAAACATAGTACCCTTAATTGGGTCTTTACTAAATTGGGAAAAACTAATCGGTAGAGGATTAGCACTTACGTTAACGTCTTTCTTTGGAGCCATGTTACTTTTTACCTATTTTAAAATATAAGCTACCAGAGTAACTTATATTGTTATTTTTATTAATATTAAGATTAAGGCCTATTAGAGCCTTATTTTTGGCATTTAACATCAATCCAGGACTTACTACTTCTAATCCATTAGATTGGCTAAAATCGCCTCTTATGCCGTAATAAAGCCTATACTTGGCTTTTTCTGCATAAAACTCCTTAACATAGATGGTTTTTTCGGTAATCTTGGACTCAAAAGACCTCGATTTGATACGATTTTTGGTTATGGTATCATTAATCACAAAGATATTAGAATCTTGGTTAATGGTATCAGTATAAGCTAATACTGCATTATAATCGTTTATTATGCGTATTGTATCGTGAATGGTTGTAGTATCTGTAGCTATAATCACAAAAGGGATAGAATCCCCTTTTATGTACCTATTTCTGTACGTTTTTGTGTACACAGTATCATGTACCTCTTTAACTTTTACATACTTGGATAGGTCTATATCCTCTGATTTGTTAGCCTTGTGACATGATTCATAGGCAAATACGCCTAAGAAGAAAAAGCTAATTATAAGTATATAGTCTCTAAGATGTTTCATATTATGCTAAAGTATAATCTCCAGTTCCTTGCAAACTAACTGAATATGTTGCAACTCCCTCTACTGGGCCATCTACTGATACTGATTCAATATTACATGTACCAGAAAATATTTTAGTACCTATTGTAAAAGTTACAGAAATCTGAGTATTATTCTCTTGGTCTGTAAGCATATCGAAATAGTCATAGTTATCTAAAGTGATAAGACCATCACAGCTAATAGTAAATGACTTGAAGCCATAAACATATTCTTTTCTAAATCCAGAAGATTTGTTAGTAATATCTACTTGGTCTGATGATACTTCTAATGAGCATGATGTAGAAGCTGCAAATACAACCCCACCTTTAGCTAAAATTACGTTTGTTCCGTTAAGTGACATTTTATTATATTTTTATTTTTATGATATAGTATATGCTCCAGTTCCCTGCAATGATATCGAATAAGTAGAAATACTTTCAACTGGGCCACTAATACTAACTGATTGTATGTTAGCGGTTCCTTGAATTGTATATGTAGTGCTTGTTCCTACAGCAAACCTTACAACTATTGCTGTTCTTGATAACTGAGTGTCTAACATATCTTTATAATCCCAATCATTTAAAGTTATTAAACCATCACAATTAAGAGTCCATGAAGCAGTATCTGGCTTAAACTCTTTAAACCAAGCAGAAGTTGCAGAAGTAACATTAGTTTGGTCTACACTTACCTCAAAAGAACAGTTTGTAGAAGCCGCAAATGGAATATTTGTTGTTCCATTAAAGTAATATAAAATTACGTTTGTACCTAAGATTGCCATTATTTAAAAGTTATTTATATTAAATATTTATATTAAAATTTATAAACCAAAACGGGCCAAGTTGTCCTACATCTGTTATATAACTTGGAAATAAAATCAAAACAGTATCATCGTAATATACCTCAATTAGTTGTAGTGAATTTGTTTCATCTGCATAAGGAGATAAAGTAAGTCTATTAGCGGTAAATTTCTTGCCATTGTAACTTAAATCACCAGTAGTAGAATCAGTAACAGTAAAAACTTTATCTAAATACGCATATCCATTTGTGCCTTTTATAGCTCCTAAATCAGCTTCAAGAGTTGCAATATTTCTTTGATATATTTTTATATATTGATATGCCAAGAAGGCTACTGGTAAATTACCACCTACAATTATACCAGTATTAAGAAAATTCCAACTTTGTAAAAATATACCACTACTATCAAATAATGAACCAAAGGTTAAAACTTGTTGTCCAGCATTATTAGGATAGATTTGACCATAAGGTTGTTCAAATATCTCTGCTGTAGTTTTATCAGTAGATGTACTATTTTGTATTACAGCATACTTAACTTCTGTTGTTCCTTGTCTTAATTGAAAGTTTCTTAATAATGTAGAAGATGAATCACATCTTATTTTTACATTTATATAACCCATTAAAAACTCATCTTGATTAAAGTTTGTATAAAATGGAGGTATAGTTAATGTATATGTGTCATAAGTAGATAATTGTTTTGCAGCTGGGAAAGTTATATAAGTGGATGATGAGGTTACCCAAGTTCCAGTACTATTTAAATATTTATTTCCAGAACCAGTATCTAATAAAGCAATCTGTATTTTAATTGCAGCACTATTTTTATGCTGACAGCTAAAAGTTATTGGTGCTCCACCCATATATGGAGTATAAACGTATGGTAGTATTATCTGTAATATTTCTATGTCAGCTATTCCAGAACCAGCAACTAAACTAAAATCATTAAACTGTTCAGCAGGATTTTCTATAACACTCGCTGCTGCAGAACCAGTTAATGTAGTTCTCCAACCTAATGCTCCTAAATTAGGAGAAGTTCCAGTTGTTGTTTTTAAATTAGCATTATGAATAAGATTAATTGGACTTCTATATTCGCTTCGTACCTCTATATTAAAAAATCCCTTTCTTAATATTTTAGTTTGTGAGTTATTTATAAAGTGAACATTATTACTTGCGTAAGGTGCAATATTAATAGTATTGTTAAGTACACCAGATGATGATACTGTTATGGTTGATGCTCCAATAGCATATCTTGTAAAATATCTTGTAGGTGCAGCAGTTTCCATTGTTGCAGATATATACCAATCGCCATTAGCTTGATACATTCTACAGTTAAAGGTTTTTAGTATATTTTCTAATATAACATAGTAACTTTCATCTTGGAAATCACGTCTATACTGATATATTTGACTAAAGGGCTCATTTGATATACTATCATCTCTATCTACCATGCCAGCAGCAAAAAATGAACATGCTATATTTAAAAACAAATCTGATGGATAGCCAAGTAATCTCAATGCGGCTGCAATAACGTCAATATGACTTACTAATGTATTTATACTATTATCAATTACATATTGCTCATTAGTCAAGAAAGAAATGCCATCTATTGCAATTAATGAAGATATTGATATACCAGTAGAAAATCCTACTTGAGAATAGTCATTAAACAAATAACCTCTCCATATAACGTTTGAACCTTCTTTTAGTAAAACATAATATAACCTATCGTTAGATGATATTACATTAGGGTATTGATTATAATCATCAGCAGTTTCAAGTATAAATGAAAATGATAACTGTGTTGATATAATCGCTGGATATGGATATTCATTTGCTGAATTAGGTTGTAAAGTTATAGACGTTGGTTTATAGGTCTTTACGCTACCAGTATAATCTTCTTGGTATATCTCAATAACTTGAGCATTGCCATTTTTAAGTATCTGAGTTAATGTATATCTTAATCCGTATGCCATTATGCTAAACTTATATTTTGTCCTTTAAGATTTGATGCCTTTTGTGCTCTATTTACGGACAAAAGTAAGTCTTGTCCTCTTAATACAAATGTACCACCGCCTCCACCACCAATCATATCTTTTAATTTATCCAAAGGTGCAATTACCTCTGGGTTGTTTTGAGCACCTGGATATTCTCCAACAAGACCCATAGTAGGCCCAGATACAATACCACCATTAGCAAATGCAGTAGCTTTATTGTTATTAATCTTTGATTTTAAAGCAGTACCAGCAGCAACTGCAGCAATACCAGCAGCAAGAGCTAAAGGCCAAGTTTTAGGGTCTTTAAACAATTCTACAACTGCACCATTAGTTATCGCATAAGCTATAAGTGCTTTACCAATAGAAGATAAAGCATCTGCTAATATTGTACCCATTTGACTAATATCAAATTTACCACCAGCCAACATATTACCTATTTGCTCACCAAAGTTTGTCAATAAGCTAATATCTAAATTATTTAAAATGCCATTAATATTGTTAACGGTTTCTTGCCATGTAACAATATAATTTTTTACTCTATCTTTTGAGCCTTCAATAGCACCATCAACTCTTTTTATAGCATCATCTATTCTATCAAACTGCTCTGCAGTATATCCGCCAATAGAAGCTAAATCATATAAACCATTTTTATAATCCTCTAATATTTTAATTCTATCAGAAGCATTAGCATTACCAGATAAATTTGCAATTTTCATTGCAACATCTGATTCTATCTTTAGTGCATCTAATGAATTTTGTAATTCCCTATCAGATATTACCTTAGATTCTGCTTCTTGTTCTTTTTGTAAACTACTCCTAATTCCATAAATTTGTTTATAAATTTCAGCAGACCTTTTAGCATATTCAATATCAGAAATTATCTTTAACCCATACATTGCATCGTATGCTAATTGCTCTTCATTTAATAACTGTAATTGTTTTTGCTTATCATCTATAGCAAAAGCCATTTTAGCATCAAAGAATGTTTTTGTATATGCTAATAAATCAAATGTTTTCTGCTTTTCTTCTTTAACATCTTTTGGTTTATCAGTCTTTAAAAGTGATTTATCTAAATCTATTGAATCGGTTTTTAAGCCGTTTAATAAATATTGTAGATTAATTTGTTTTAAGGTTGAATTTCCTAACTTAATTCCAAGGTCACTTATTTCTTGGTCATTTTTTCTTACAACTTTTTTGATTTCAAGTAATCTTCCTTCTGCCCAGACTATTTTACTATAGTTATTTGCAATATACTCACTTGTTTTTCTATCTTCTCCAGGTTCTGTTATATTTAATAACTTAATTCTTTCAGCAATTAACTTGTTATTTTCATCTTGCAAAAGATTCTTTCGTTCACTATCTGTCAAATCTTGAGCAGCCATTTCTCCTATTCTGCCTTCAATAGCACTTGCCTTTGCTCTTGCTAATAAAGAAACAGTTACACCATCAATAGCAGTTTTTACATCACCATTTAATATTTTTTCTTTACTTAGATTACCAAAATAAGAAGGATATTCATCTTGCAATTTTTTTACAGCAAGAAGTCTTTTATCCATGGAAACGTTATGGTTTCTTGATACTTCTATTAAAGATTTTATTGAAGCTATTTCACTATAAGCACTTGCAGCAGATTTATTTATAGAATCTGCAACCTCTTCTTCGCTTTCTTTAAGTTTTTTATTTTGTGCAATCGTTTTTCTTTGAGCCTCATCCCAAAATGTAAAACCAGCTATAATAGCAGAAAATGCTAAATAAGCAGCACCACCTACACCAGCTATACCACCAAGTAATGCTGGAAGGTTATTTTGAATAGCTCTAAATCCAAATGGTAAATCTTGTAATACAAGAGCTAAGTTAGTGTATTGTTGATTTGATTTTTTTAAATTATTTGAACTCGAATTTATAGCATTTCCAGCTCCATTAGCAGCATTTTGTGTTGCAGTTAAAGTGTTTTTTAATTGGTCTAAATTAGTTTGTAATAACTTAATAGCACCACTTGTAGGACTCATACCATTAGCTACAAGTTTTATCATGTAGGTTTCAAGCGCAGCTATTTCCTTTTCAACATTCTTAATACTCTGACCAAATAACTGATTAGAAGCACTTATCTTATTAATCGTAGCTG